AATGGTATTACATCAAAGTCTAGGTATAATATTTCATCATAAGTCTTTGATAGTTCATTAAGTAAGTGTATTTTATAGAAGTTAATAACTTCATAACCAGTAAACATAGGAAAGTCTTTTAAGAAGTTTTGTTCAAATGTTTTGTATTGTTCGTCATACTCAAACATTAGAAAATCTACATCACATCTTTTAGCATACCATTGTTTAACTTCAACCAATCTATCGTAATGTTTTTTAAAAGCATCCACAGTTATATTAGCCTTTTCATGGGTGTCTCGCCAATTTTTAGAATCGCCGTAGTGTTCTTTTGCTGGAACATCAACATATAAACTGTATATTACTCGTTTCATATCTTACCCACTAATAAAAATCTTGTTCCTCTTTCGTCTGTGACTTCATCTTCAACTAAAACTTTTGCGTTATCTGGTAATTGTTTTTTAAATTGTTCTATATTATTAACACAATTAATATGTCCTGGTATCTCTAACATGTTGTTTGAAGTAAAGGCAAAATGTGTTGGTGATACTCTATCCCACCAAGGATTTTTATATGTAGGAGCTGGACCCCATTCTTTCATTGAAGGCATATGTTCACAAGAAGTGTTGATAAACAAATCACAATCTATAAAACAATCTCTAAAATCTTCAAATACATCACCACTGATAAATTTTACATTATCATAGTGTGAGAATAATCTATTTTTAGCTATACTTACAACTTCATTATCTTTGTCAATAAGAGTAATCTCCTTACACTCTTTAAATGCTGGAATTAATATACTACCATACCAACCACCCATAATAACAATTCTACTATTCTTATCAACAATGTTTAGTTTTTTTATATGATTGATTAATCTTTCTTTAGTTCTAAACTGATTAGGACTATATGAATCCAAAAGATCATCACTATGTCTGGCCTCTGCCATTATGTTTTTAAATAATTCTAAATCTATCATTTTCTTATTATCCAATCATTTATAACAAGTAAGTCTAACGCTGTTTTTTTAAATGTTCTTATAGCATGTTCAGGTGTTTCTACAATAGGTTCCTGACAATTAAAACTTGTATTCAATAACATAGGAACACCAGTAATCTTATAAAACTCATTTATAATATTGTAAAACTTTTCGTTAAATTCTTTATTGACAGTTTGTATTCTAGCAGTGTTATCTATATGAGTTATACCTGGCACTTTATCAGACTTAACTTTACATATTCTACTCATGTAAGGACTAGGACTATTTGTATCAAAGTATTCTTTATAATGTTCTTCTAATACAGCAGGTGCGAATGGTCTAAAGTCTTCTCTCATTTTAATTGTGCTATTAATGATATCTTTTATATCAGGATTACGAGGGTCTGCTAATATACTTCTATTACCCAATGCTCGATTACCACTTTCTGATTTACCTTGAAACCAACCCACTATCTTACCATCGGCGATTGCTTGAGCGACTTCTTTGTAATTAACTCTTTCTTCCCCAACATAATCATACTCTTTACCAGCAAATGTTTCAGCAACATGTATATTGTTATTCAATACATAGTCAGCATGTTGATACGCCCCTATTGCCTGTCCCTCGTCTCCTATTGCTGGTGGAACATGAACATTAGTATAGTGTTTAGTAAATTCTTCATTCATATAACCATTGTATGCCACACCACCTGCGATACATAGATTATCACAAGACTTTAGAGGATAAACAAATTCTTTTATCTTATCTATTGTAAATTTCTGTAGAGTAAACGCCAAGTCATCTATACTACAGTACCGTAGTACGTGCCTGTTCTCAACACGTTCATCTATACTATCTAATCGTATATGTTGAAAACGTTTTTGTTTCTTTTCTGTAATAGGTCCGTCTAATATAGTTTCAAATGTATCATAATAGTATTGACTGTATTTTCCATAACCAACTTTACCCATAAGTTTACTTGCGCCTAGTGTTCCAAATCCTGTTAAGTTAGACATATGATTCCACAACCAACCAATTGGTAACTTATCTGATAGATCAATTAAGTTCTGGTCTTTATCAAAGAATACACATCTATATTTTGACCCTATACCATCTATCGCTAGTATATCTGATTGTTTATAACCTGAATTAAGAAAGGCATACGTGGCGTGTGATTGATGATGGTCTATATAGTATAAATTATTTATTTCGAAATAGTCCCATAGTTTTTTAGGTTCATACTTAAATATACTTGGTGGTATAATATCTTTACACATTCTGATACCACCATAGGTATAAGTAAATGCTAGAACACCATCTTTCTTTTTAAAATAATCTTTTACAAACTCGTTATTTAAACGATAATCTGATGGATTAAGTATATCTGATTGATGAGCATACGCCTCAGCGTGATAAGGTAAATTATGTTTAAATCTAGTTTCTCGTTCTCTTTGATCGTGCCATACACCATCATATGCATTATGATCATGTAAATTTAATGCTACGGAATATATTTTTTTCACTGACTTTTCTCCATGATATTTTTTCAATTCAGGATACACATCAAATAGATGCATTTCCCATTTAGTACCTTTGTAGTATTTATCTTGTGCCAATAAGTAGTTTATTGAGTCTTGGTAATATAATCCACCATTACTTTCTTTTAATACATTTTGTATATCTGGGTAGTTTTCATATAATGGAATAAGTTTTTGTTTTATTTCATCAGGTAAAACATTAGCACATAACTTTTTTGGTCCTCTTATATTAGACCAGTTAATTTGTTCGAATAAATCTTTGTTATCATCAAACCATTCTATAAGTTCATAAAATCTCATAACACTTAAAAAAGATATAGTACCATTTACATTTATTTTTACATTAGGATATTTGCTTAATGTTTTAATGTTGCTTACTATATCTTCCCAAACTGATCTACGTCTAATATATTCATCAGCTTTACCAATACCATCAAGTGATACAGTAAATTCAAATAATTTAAAATGTTTAATATAATCTTCAATCTTGTATTTGCCATGTCCTAGAACAGACATGTTAGTTTGATATTTTACATTCATATCTTTAGCGTAACCTGTCTTTATTATAGCGTCAAGTAGTTTGTAAAACTGTTTCATAACTAGTGGTTCTCCACCAATAAATTTAAGATTGTATATGTAAGGGGCAATATCTACTATCTGTTCAATAATATCATCAAGTGATTCACCTTTAATTTTTACCAGAGTATTAGCCTCTTTCATAGTAGCTTCATTAAATATCATTTGGTCTTTCATTGAATCAGAGTTCATGGTTTTAATTCTTGTAGTGGAATCAGCTGGAATACACATATAACAATCAAAATTACATTGATTACCAAATGCTTTAATTTGTACTTCAAAAATTCTATCTTTTATATGACCTGTTTTAGTTTTTTTATATCTATTAACAGCCTCACGTTGTTCATTCCAAAATTCCCAATTGTTACTTTGTATTTTAAGAGAAGATTGTCTCCTTGATCTACCATAATTCTTTTCTTGTTGTACACATGATATACAAGATTTTTTTGCTAACTTTAAATCTGAACCTGGAGTTAGCATTTCTTCTCGTAGTTCATTTAGTTTAGGGTTATTTTCAAACCATTCTTTCATTGAAACGTCTCGGATATTTGTGTTAAAGTATTCTTGTTTAGCCCAAGAACATGGACCATATTGACCGCTAACATCTGTATATAACTGTTGAAAAGGAGCTGTACAAAACCAAATCTTTTCATCTTTAATTTGTTTCTCCAATTCTGTTATTTCAATTTGAGGATCATTAAACCAACTGCTTGTGTCAACACTACCGCCGCCAAGAAACTTATCACCGGGTCCGCCTTTAGTTAAATGTTCGGGAAGTTTCTTTTTCATATACCTCTTATCTCATGCCATTCATTTGACATTTGTATATCAAAACACTTATGGCGTCTTATTACTGAATATAATTTTTGAAATCCATTATAGGTTCTTTCAACTTGATTAATACCTGGTTGTTCGTATTCAGCACATAATGGTGCATGTATTGTAGTTCTATAACCTGCTTTTGACCAATATACAGCACTTATCTGTTTTGAAGAAACAACACAACCTGCTAAGTTATTTCCACCTATAACTATTTGAGTGTCGCTTGGGTCAATTTGAAAATCAAACTTTTCTTTTATATGATTTGAAAGTTCCTCAATTGTATGATCACCAGCATTAGGTCTTAAAGTTTGTGTAACACATGAAGTCTTAAACCCAACAGCTCTTGCCACTTTTAATATTTCACCTAGTCTAGGATCTTTAGAGTAAGGCATATTTGAAATAAAATATAAATCTGACATATTATTTACATTACATATTAGTTTTTGTAACTCTGAATATCTTTTATTATTAATATAATTATCTCCTAATATAGGGTGTCCATGAAAGTCAATTAGAAGTATAATAGTTTTACTTTTTCTCATTAAGTTCCTTATCATTCATAAATATAGTTTCATGTAGTGAAGTTTCTTTCTTATCAAATCTACCTTTAGTTCTATCTAAACTTAGGTTTTTATTCGTAGGTCTTAAAGGATCATTTGCGCCCATCCACCTTGATGAATTGATTACTATAAACTTAACGCCTATATCGTTTGCCATATCTCTACATGCCTCAATATCATTTTCATTAAAACTAAATACAATGAATTGCCATATTGGTGTATTCTTTAAATACTTAACACTATCTTTCATTATATTATATAATTTTTCACCATCTTGGTTAGTTCTATACTTGTGACTATCTTTAGGAAAACCATCAATACCAAACCACCATTGAGCTCTTGGATTTGCCTCAAAGGCTTTAGGATACCACTTCAAAGGTTTAGCAGCTGATGCGTGATGAATACTAGTTGAGTGATCTTTTCTCTCACGTATCATTTCTAATAACTCTACAAATTTTGGGTGATGAACAGGATCAGATACTTGACCACAAAAATTTATATGAGTAAAAAAGTCAAGCACTTTAGAAAAATCTTCAATAGATAAATCTTCACCAGGAACCTTTAGACCTTTACTTGTAAATGAAGTAAATCTTTGACATCTTTTACACTCTAACGGACACCTGTGTGTGATATCAATATTAATTCCTCGTCTGTTAAATAAAGTATTCATATTAGTTTATTAAATCTTGTTCGTTGACTGTTAAATTTAAATCGTCTTGTGATATATAGTTAGGGTCATAGTATTCTTCTAGTTCAGGAAAAACATCAAATAAATTCATTTCCCATTTAGTGCCTTTGTAATGTTTATCTTGTTTTAGTAAATAAGAAAATACTTCTTGTATATTAAAATCTTTTTCTGCTGGTCTTTCTAGTGCGGCTACAATATCAGGATACTTTGTATATTTTGGTATTAAATCATCTTTTAGTTTTTGTGGTAAATTATTAGGTCTTAAACTTCTAGGTATTTCAAGCATGGCCCAATTGATCTGAAATATATTAGGATTGTTTTTTACATATTCAGGTACTTCATAAAATCTTAATACACTTAAAAAAGAAACTAGTCCGTTAAAGTCAACAACTACATTAGGATACTTACCACATTCTGTTATATTGTCTTCCAATTCTTTCCAGTTTGTTCTTCTTCTCATATATTCTATGGATTTACCTATACCATCTACAGAACCTACTACTGCTATTTCCCTAAAATGCGGTGCGTAATCAAACATACTATGTTTACCAACACTTACTTTAGTTAGATTAGTTTGATACTTAACATAGATGTGTTTTGCATGTCCTGTTTTTACAATAGCATCCATCATTTGATAATGTTTTTTCATAATTAATGGTTCGCCACCTATAATTTTTACACTTCTTATGTACGGTGCTAAATCTACAACTTGTTCTATTGTCGATTTAATTGATCCTTTAAATACTCCTGTTCGGTCTTTACCATGTAATTTAAAATCTCGCTGATTAGATTCCCAATCTGCATCCATTTCTTCTTCCCACAACTTTTTATTCCATACACCTTTGTTAGCACCCGCCTGTCTTATTGATGAGTTTGTATGAAGACACATATGGCAATCTAAATTACATTCTGAGCCAAATATTTTTAATTGTATTTCTATTATTCTTTGGTCAAATGCCCACATACCACTTGCCTTATACAGTTTAACATTTTTTATTATGTCATCTGAAAATTCAGGATTGTTTGTGTGTATTTTTAAACAGTTTGTTCTTCTGGATCTACCATATCTTTCTTCATCACTAATACATCTTTTACAAATATTTTTTACATTTTTTAGATCAGAACCAACTGTAGTCATTTCTTTTCTAATTGACTTCATGTAATCACTATTTTCCATCCAATCTATTATAGATGTATCTTCTACTGTAGGACCAGTAGCTGATCTATGTGCAAAACAACAAGCTTTCCAACCACCATCCATATCAGAATATGCTTGTGTAAAAGGTATAGTACAAAAAAATATATCTTCGTCTTTTGCTTGTTGTATTATAGATTTGTCTTTAGGTAATTGACCCGTTCCAAAAGCTGATGGTTTTGCTGTACCTTCATCTTTGGTTTTTTTCGATAAGTCTAACCACCATTGTGATGTATCTACTTGACCTGGTTTAGAGTTGTCACCAGGACCCCCTCTTGTTAGACGTGCTTCTTCGTCACCAACTCGGTCAACTGTTAAATCAGTTTTGTTCATCTTATGTATCTTTCACCCTCTTTTTAAAACCAGGTTCATATATTGTTTGTCTTTGAAACTTTGCTTCCTTTTTACATATTTTATGACATTGAGGAAACCCTTTTCCTTTTGCTAGATTTTTATTAAACTCAATCCACTCTGGTTGTAATAGTATATCTTCTATACTCTCATGGTCTTTAATATTACTAACTGCTAATAGTTTTTGATATGATGGATCCACTCTATTGTTTTGATTGTCTAACCAACAACATGGTATTAATTCACCTCTATTAGTAAAACCATAATTGTGTTGTCTTCGATCAAAACACTTTGGGTCTAACTCATTTAATTTTTCTTTATCTTCTTTACTCATCATCGCCTCTAAACGTAAAAATGTCTTCAAACGGAGGACATGTATCTTTTTTTAAATTTTCGGGTTTCATATTTTGCCATTTATATAACTTTGATTTACCTATTGTTTGTATTAAAAAAGGAGCGTGTTTGATAAATGGATATTTAGTCCATCTTTTAATTTGATGAGGAAAACAAGATGTATAAGAAGTATCATAACCTTTATCTAATATTACTCCTGTAAGTATCTTAGCAATCATTCCTACCTCTATGGCATAACTTTTTTCTGCTTTTGGAATATAATCCTTGTCATCAAATTCCCACATAGTTCCAGTTTCTTCAATAGACTCTTTGTTAAATTGATTAGGAGGAGCAAGTCGTGGTGCCCATATCAATATCCATGGTGCTGTTCTAACATGAAATAAATAAGGATTTGCATTATAATTCTTTTCTGTATCTATATCAAAAACTATTTTATTCATTTCACACATTTGATATATGTTTTCACTTCTTTTTAGATTTGGTCCTAACACATGACATTGATAAGGAAAAGCATTTTGTTTTGATGTTGCTAATGGATAACCTATTCTTAATATCTCCTCAATTTCTGATTTAGTGGGTATGTCTTCTACATTTGTTTTATAATGAACAACATGAGCTCTTTTACTTAATGATTCTACTATATTACTCATTTAATAACCTCGCATATTTTCTCATTGGAAAATGTCCTTTTGGTTGTTGCCATTCTGTACAAGTTACACAATAACTTTCGTATTTAAATAGTTGAAAGTTCATCATCTTATCCACATTTTCTTGTGTTAGATCAAACGTCTTGGATAGTTCAGTATTGTTAG